GCTTGTTGACGCAAATCAGCGTCTTTTGGGTACCATCTGCTATCAATAGCACCAGATTTAAGTCTTTTTATGTAAGCAGTAGCTTTAGTATCTATGATTACATCTTTAAACTCAAAGTCAGTTTTACCTATAACATCATATTTTAAGCCATATTTGTCACCAGGTATTTGCTTTTCATTCTGATAAGAAACAATTTTACCAAATTGTGGTAGTTCTTTAACAAACTGATTAGCAATAATACCAGACCAAAGGCATTCGTCATCTGACTCATCACCTTCTAGTTTTAGGTATTCATTTTTTGCGTAATCTATGATAGCTTCTTCATCAGTGATTTGGTTTTGCAAAGCATGTTCTGCTGCAGCTTCAGCAGTACTGCCCATTATCATTCTGGCATTTGCTTTGGATTCAAAATCATACAAGTTATTGATAATCCAATAGGGTGGACTGTCAATAAAACTATTAGTTTTTGAAGCACTATGTCTATATTCAATGTTCATGTTTTTCTCCTTATGGTTAATAATATTCAAAAGTATTGTAGTTCATCTTATAATGTATCATTAGATATATTAAAAGGTAAAAGAACTGTTGGTAATAGTAACGAATATAAAATATATAATTTATGTATTTTACTTTCTTGGCTATTGCACCCTACACAAGTGTATGGGTGTAAGAGCACTATTGCTCGTTTGCATAATTGTAATAAAAACAGAGTTTATAGATTAAATAATTTATATAATAAAAACAAAAAATTTAGATCTTTTGTTGATAATGCAATAGAAAATTATAAAGTATCTTATGCGTCAGATAGAAAAACCTGAGTTAATATCTACAATTTTAGACAAACGTAAAGTATGGTTAAATATACGTGAGTCTCGTTTAATGTATATGTTTCATAGAAAGCTCATATCTATTGAAGAATATGAAGCTGGATCTAGGTATCGTCTTATGTGTGAACTTCAAGGTGGTGGAACTGGCAATGTTCTTAAAGAACGTATTGATGGTTCTAGCACAGACTTTATTACATCATCTCTTGGAGCTGCACTAGCAGTCAAAGATGTTGATGATGAAATAGGCAAAAGACTTTCTAATATTATGAAGTTGTTTTGTCATTATAATTTTGGTATCATTGAGATAGCACATATGTTAAGTATGTCAGAACGCAGAGCATCTAACAACGTACATGAAGGACTATCAAGTTTAGCAATTTATTATGGCTACAAAAAAGTGCACAATACTATCAGAGGACAAGGCACAAAGAATCAAAGACAAAGAGTACCTAAAGTGGGTAGCATCTAATCCTTGCATACTTTGCCAGGACACAAGATGTCAAGCTCATCATATTACTTTTGCTATGCCTAGAGGTTTCTCACAGAAAGTTGGAGATCAATATACTGTACCTTTATGTTTTCCTCATCATCATCAATTACATACAAATGGTATGAGTGAAAAAGATTTTTGGATTAAATTAGACATAGATGCTATCGAAATATGTCGTAGATTTTATGACCATTACCACAATATGTGGAAAAATAAGAACTTTTTTTATGATGATTCTATGTTATGGCGTACTGTGTACGATGAACTTGTACCTAAGATGCAAAATAACATTGATTTTTTAATGCAACCCAAATAACTATCAGAGATATCCTCGCCAGAGGTACGTAAATATGACTAAGATTTTAAAGTTTCCAAAAAGCAAACAACCTTATTCAGAGACATTTCTTACTAATGTAAAGCCAGAAGCTATTGGTGATTTTATTAAAGGTCAAAATCCTAAAATGTCAGTTAGAGCTGCAGACGCAATGGCTCTTGCAATTATTTACAGTACATACTTACAGTTAGTATTTGATGAAGAAGGTCATGATGTACCTTCTAACATTATGGATGCATTAGAAGAAAATGATCATTCAACTTTTATATGGGCTGTAGATGACAAAAAAACGTTACACTAAAAAGAAAATATCTTTCTCTAAAGATTCTCATACTTTACCTTATGACAAATACAGAGTTGAGTGGGTTGACTGTGTAAGTGATTCAGGTTGGGCTGAGAAAAAAGAATTTACTAATATGAAATTAGCTAATCCTGTTAACGAAGGTTGGCTGTTCTCTAAAGACAAACATTCTATTAAATTGTTTGCAGCATACATTGAAGAAGATGGATCTTATACTTATGGAGATCGTACTAATATTCCTACATCTTGGATTGTAAAGATGACTAAAATTTAATTGGCTTTGTTATTATTTAATAAAACTTTATATTAAGCTGGTATAAATTTAATACGTTTACCACTTTTGTCGTAACCAATTAACAAGCCAGACAGTCTCCCATCTGGCTCTATCTTGGATAGGGGGATCCCATTAGTATGCTCCACCAAGAATTCTTAAATACCTTTTGTAGAATACATATCATTAATATTATCAGAATCTTTTTGAGCTTCAGTTTTTAATGGATCTGTATATACTTCTTCTACTTTATCTATGCTGTGTTCTACAATACGTTTACGTGTTGCAGTTATCTCAGCTTTAACATGATCTTTAGCATGTTCTAATACTTGGATTAACTTAGGAAAGTTTGTATGGTAAATACCATAAATACTTAAATCGTTAATTGCTGTTGCTACTCTTTGTAGACCTCTTTGACGTTTTTCTAATCTCAGAATCTCGCTGTCTGGCATTATCATTATCTTCCATCTCCTTTATTTTACGTTTAAGTTTATCTATTTCTAATTGCTTTGCAGCAAGTACCATTTTAAGTGCTCGTTCATCCATGTGTTCTCATTTCTGTTAGATGTGTATCTAACTGTTCGATTAATTGTTCATATTCTACAATCCATTCTTGCAAAATCAAGGAATGTTTATCATGTAGAAAACCACATTCAATAGCATTTCCAAGCACAGCTACTGACTCTCTAGCATCAGATAACTGTTCTACCATTTTATCTATTTCATATTTTTTACCTCTATTATTAGAAATAGTTTCTAAATGTTCATCTTTTAGTTCTGTCATTTTACTCCTTTTTCATCAGCAGGTATTTCTACATCTGGTCTGCGTTGGTTTAATCTATCAACTTCTTTGTTAATAGCATTTTTAACATTTTCGTATCTTAATTGTGTAAGTTGATGTTCTTCACGTTCTAAATCTAAATCTTTACGAAGTTGTAATACTTCTTTTAAAGACTTTTTTAGTTTTGCTCTAAGCTCATCTATTAGCTCATGCAGCTTCATTGCTTCTTGATCTGTCATTTTTTACCTTTTTAATTATAGCTACATGACCTGCAATAAAATCGCCAGGCAAACATTGTCTACCTGTACGTTCTTGCCAGTCATACCATGCTTTTGTAGCTTTTGTGTTTTTAACTATCACTGGTTTTAGTTTACTTTCTTCATCTATATACATATCAAAAGATTTGTCTGATATATCTTTATCATATCCTTTGGTTATTTCAATCATATCAGTATTTAGATGTTTATACATATCTTGAAACGTTGGTTTATAGTTTAATATGTAAGAATCTGTGCCTGTTTCTGGCCCTGAATCTGTCCATATAGCTTTCCATATTATAAGTTTATACATTTATACCTCGTCTATTGTTAATACATAATTAGTGTTATCTATTTTAAAAGATATATCTGCAGAAGAAGGTTCTGATATACTCATACCAGCACCTTGTACTTTTGCTTCTAATTTACTTTCTAAAAAATGTCTTATTGCATTTCTTAGTTCAAACATTTCTTTCATTTTATCCATATTATTCTCCTTCATGTGGTTCAAAAGTAACTTCTACTTTTATATTTTTGCTATAATGATTATGCCAAGCAGTATCTAAATCTGATAATAAATTTATTAAACTTTTACTATCTATACATTCTTCTGATACTAAATGTTGTTTAATTGAAGTTGTTTTACTTTTTTTACCATTTTTATAATCATAATCGTATGACCATATTTTATAACTATCTATGTGCATTAGTTTATCCATTTGGTTAATTGTTTGCTTACTAATTCTACGTATCTAAACCACTCTAGTATAAAGTTTCTACGTTTACCTTGACGTTCTTTAGTTACTTGTTTGATAGCTTTATTAGTTGCTTTGTCGAGTAAGTCTGTTTGTTCTTTAAGATTCATCTGCTATTACCTCATCGTTATCTATATCTAGTTTAATTTTAGCAATTTCTTTTGTGCTGCCAATTTGTGTATAATCTTTAACATACGAACAAACTACATCTTTGCCATCTTGTGTTGCAATATCTACTTTATGATTTTCTAACCATATTTTAAATGCTTGATCTTTATCTTCAGCAAGTATTTGCCATTTAGTTGCATATGTTATTTCATATTCCATTTCGTAAACTTTTTTACCTACATCTTTTTCAAAGAAGTATAATGCTTCATCTACCATAATTACCTTTCTATTGGGTTAATGCCCAGTTACAAAGTACCGGGCATTTACCATGTTTATTATTATTTAGTTATAGCTAAGAACTCTGGTTTAGGAATTGTATTAGTATTAATCTTTTCCTTAGCCATTTCTTGATCAAGTACACCCCATACAGTAGACAGAGATTGACCTGCGTTAAGCAAGTTTTTACAATACTCTTTAGACATATCTAACATCTGTATTGCTTTACCTCTTGGGCCTGAATAATAGTCACGTTCTGTTTCTTCATGACATAACTTTTTAAGCAGCCTATCTAACTCATCAGGTTCTCTTAACAAAGAACTACTTATTTCGTTCTTCCATTTTCTGACTTTCTTCCATTGCTCTAGTTTATCTTCTAACACATGGATAGCATTGTCTAATTTAGCTTTTTTCTGAAGTAAAATAGAATCCATTTCGTTAGCAAATTTTGCATGATCATCATACAAAACTCTGACATCATCGTGCATTTTATTAATTTTAAGTTTATCTTTAAATGCCTCGAAGTTATCTTCTGCTTCTTTATCAATGGTATCTTGCATTTCTGTTTTCAAAATATTCTTTCTATCGTCATATTTTGTTTCAATGAAATGATCAAGATAGTCTTTCTCATCTTGTCTTATAGGTGTTTTACTACTACTCATTTACAGCTTTCCTTTCTTCAGTTGCTTTACTAATATCTTGTAATGTTTCTGCAGATTTTCTAGCGTCTCTGCTTTTATCTAAAGCATTGTTAGTTGCTATAATTACAGTAGCTATACAAGATGTTTGATTATACGCAGGTAACGTTTTAAACCTAGGATCTGATGACATCAGTTCATAAGTTTGAAAGTATTGCTCTACAAACCATTTAGTTAGTGGCATTACTTTAGTAGCCACTCTTTCATTAATTGGTGCTTTTACTGTTTCCATTGTTTTCCTCCTTTCTTTTAATTTCAATTGGTACTTCAATCTTGTCAGGCATATTAGACTCAACAGATTTCCATGCACCAATACATATTCTTAATGGTAATGTAATAGATCTAACTATTATCTCTCCTACTTTTTCTATACGCTTCATGTTCCTCCTTTAGTTTGGTTAATCGTATGTATTTACTTTTTGTATGATAATATTCATTATCAAACTCTTTACTTCCAGGAATTGGATCGACATCTTCGATGAGCCAATTCCAAGCTTTTCTTACAGCGAGACCACCAACGCTATAAGCAACAAATCGAACAATATTAATAATTCCATTCATTAATTTCCTTTCATTTGTTCAAGCATTGTTTTGTATCTTGGATTAGTTTGTCTTGTTAAGTAGTTATGCTTACCTACATTATCTATTTTCTCCCAAGCTCTAGTTATTTGAGATATACGTAATGGATATGGACTTTCATCCTCAAAAGGATCTATAGTTTTCATCCACTCATCAAATATTGCTTGTGGTTGAGTTACTGCAAATAAATTTAGATCCCAACGTTTTTGATTACATATATCTATAAGATGATCACCAGGTAACCTGTTAATACATCTTTCGTATTTTTGAATTTGTTGGAATGTTACTTCTATACACTGTGCTATTTGCTTTTGTGTATAACCATTCCACACTCTATGTAATGTCAATATTTTAGCAATATTAGCATTTATATTACTTTTGTGTGGTGTACGTTTACATTTACCCATTATTTACCTTTCTTTTTATTTTAGTAAATTTTTTAATCATAGCTTTTTTAATTGCAGCTTTAATTTGTTTCTCTTTTTTTTTATCATCGTCTAAAGTCATGACAACAATATGTTTATCAAACCAATCTTTAGCCATTATTACCTCCATATATTTTATTTAATACCAGCAGCTCACGCTTGTCGGAGCCTGATGGTATGGTTATTACTCTAATTGATGGTTTCTTATCTCTGTATATTTTAACTATTTGTATATAACCAGTTTTAGGATATAACACACGTAGGTGGATTACTTTAAGAAAGTACTTTTTCCACCACAGTAAGTTCTCTAATCTTATCGAGCCTGTAAAATCTTGGTTATACAGTAGCTTCACTGCTCTGCTTAGATTTATTGGATTTTCTCGAAACTTTCCTTCTAGTATTACTCTGAACACTTTTAACCTCCTTTATGTCAGTAAAACCTGATATGTGTAACATATGTTCTGCCCATGCTTTAGCTGTCCAATGTTTAGGTGTTTTGTTTTTTTCCAACTTCTTCTTCGTCAAATGTACCTCCTTGTTTATTGATTATATCTTCTATATCCCATTCTATTCCTATATCGTGTTCATTACAGTCAGACTCATCATACCAATGTATTTTACCATTGTGATCTTCTACTTTAATTCTAACACTTAGGAATTTCCATAGTTTTAAGCTCATGCTTTCCTCACTCTCATTACTCTATATTTACAATCCCAGTAGGCATCTTCTTTGCCATTCATTTGTTTAGAAAATTTTTTTTCTACATTTCTGTGATTACGCCAGTAGCCATCTGTCTGATTAACCTCATCAGGTGTCATAACTATTCTTTTAGTTCTAACGAATCTACCTGTCTGGGTGTTATAGTCCTCGTGTCTATTAACATAATCAACTTTATATACTATTAAGTTTCTTTTCATTTTACTCTCCACCAGTATGTTATTCCATATTTAGTTATCCATTCATATGTAATGCCATATACAACTTTTTGTTTTGTCATTTATCTTCCTTTGGTATGGGTATATTGCCTAATTTTTGAGCCATTAACATTATAGCTATCTTACATTCGCTAGATGTTAACAAATCATACATAGCTAAATCGTATAATTTTTTACATTCCCAATCTGTAAAGTCATACTCTATAGACTCCATTAATTTATATCTTAATTGCATTTCTTTAGCTTCTTCAGAATCCATTGGATCTCTCATTATTGGTTTATTATTCATATAATCTCCTATGTTATTGTTAATATATATTACATACGTGCATAGATTTTTTAGCACTTGTATTTCTACAAATTTGTCTCAGAGTTGCAACTCTTTGAACTGCTATGCAATGAGGTTTGGTTTTAGCAAACTGCATGTCATACCTCATACGTATTTATATAATCTAAACTGTGGTTTCACACACATTATATAAACACTACTTTATCACGTTTGCCGAATGATTATTCAGTCAACGTAAGTAATATATACTTTTTTAAGGGGTAACCCCCTCAAAAGAGGGGGGTATACCCAACTATTTATTTTTTAGCTAAGATTTCATTTACTTTACTATCTAAAGCTTCAATACTAGTTTTAATTGATTTAATTATTTCGTATTGAGCTGGTGGCATATACTTACTAGGATTAGCTTTAACATAAGCTATTCTTTCCTCTAATGGTTTAGATTCAGTATATGGTACAAACGATTGTTGTTTAGTTGTCATAATTAACTCCTATTGTTGACAATTATTATTATTACTAGTTGTAATAATAATTGGTTTATTTAATATTCTATTCATTTCTTTATCTCTCTCGATTAGAACAGAATTTTCTGGAAAAGGGAACTCATACTGAATAAGCTCATAGTTGCTATGTTTCTCAGTATCTCCTTCTATTCTTTGCAGTACATCATATGTTATCATAGTGCACCAGTACCTTTCATACCTAAGTAAGCTAATATTCCTATGACACATATACCTACTAAAAATAATACAGATATTATCATATTCCTCCTTATTTCTGGGCTAGTTTGAATGTTTGGTATAGATTATAAGCTACTACACCACTTATTAACTGACCAATTATCATTATAGCTAACCATACACATAGTAAGCTAATCATTATAGTACTTAACATATCTTATCTCCTATTGGTTAAGCTATACACACACACATCAATATGTATGGATATAGCACTTATTTATGTTGCTATTAATATTACCAACAATCAGGTTGTATAATAATATCAATAGGTTAAATCATTATCGGTAATCAACTAATCAATAGACAAGCTAGAGTTAGCTAATTACCAATATATATAATAACAGTATATTTCGCTGTCACTTGTGACCAGCGACAATATACGATAACAACAGAACTAAATTAATAACAGCGAACAACAGTGAGCTGAGAACATAACAACAATAAGAAAAACCAGGGGTTTTACAATCACCCCATCGTCATGATAGTCGTAGAACTATCTGACAATAGGGGGGTTTTGTACAGCACCATAACAAGAAAGGGCATCATATCATGATACCAGCAGTAGCAGCAGGGTCGGTAGGACTTAGAATCCTTAAAACCCTATATAAAGGCAAAAAAAAGATAGGTTCAGCGACTAAAATGGCAGCTGACAAAGCAGGAAAAGCAGGATTCACAGGTACTAGCAAAGCTATTACAGGTGCGTCTAAAAAAGTACACTCAGGATCTAGACAAGTAGGCAAATTCGTTAAGAAAAACCCTAAATTATCTTCATTCGCAGGTGGTATGGCTACTATTTCATTCCTTGACGATTAATAATGGCTAAGCAGAAGTTTGTCCATTTCGTACCTAGGGAAAAACCCAAAAAAAGACGTGGAATCCACAAAAAATCGAAATCGAAATCGGAAAAACTACAGCAAAAGCTAAAAAGATACAAAGGACAAGGCAGATAATGAAAAAATCAATTGTAAATATGTATACTTTTCCTATAAAAAGGATTATTAAACAGAAACAAGATATTAAAAAAAACTTCCAATCAAAGAAGTTTAAAAAAAATACAAAAGTGTTAGAATACGCTAAGAAATTTATATAATATTATGGCTAAAAAAGGACTATATGCGAATATCCATGCTAAGCGTAAACGTATCAAGGCAGGATCTAACGAAAAAATGCGTAAAAAAGGGGCCAAAGGTGCACCAACTGCTAAACAATTTAGACAAGCAGCTAAAACTGCTAAGAAAAGATAATGGCAAAGACAGCAGCATGGCAGCGTAAAGAAGGTAAGAACCCAAAGGGGGGTTTGAATGCCAAAGGTCGTGCTAGTTATAAAAGACAAACTGGGGGAACGTTAAAAGCTCCTAGCAAAAAAGTAGGAAACAAAAGACGTGCATCATTCTGTGCTAGAATGAAAGGCATGAAACGTAAGCTAACCTCTGCTAAGACTGCAAGAGATCCTAATAGCAGAATAAATAAATCATTAAGAGCATGGAATTGTTAATATGAGTAAAAAATTAGAAAAATTAGCTGATGAAATGATTAACTTAAGTCCAGAAGAAGGACAAAAGTTAGCTTTAATAATCAGAGCAAAAGTTATGCCTGAACAGGCTAAACAACAACAGCAACAGGGTTTATTACAGCAGCAAAATCCTCAAGCTCAACAACAAATGGCAATGATGGGTAAACGACCAGGTGGTAATATGCCTATGCCTAATTCAAGAGAAGCTGCTATGAGAGGACTATTAAGATGATCAACAAAATAGCTAAACTCTTTGTTAAGAAAAAACCAACTTTTTTTGAAAAAGCTAAAAGTACAGCTACATCATATGGTTCTAAAGCTAAAGCAAAGGGTATGGACGCATTTGGAAAAATGCAAAAAACTAAACTATACAAAGACGCATCAAACTCTATTGGTGAGCTAAGTGCTAAATATAAAAAATTGCCTAAGAACTACAAAACAGGAATTAAAGTAGCAGGTGCTACAGCTGTTGTTGGTGGTGCTTACGCAGCAGGAAAATCAAAAAGGAAATCATAATGCCACAAGTAGGAAAGAAAAAATTTAGTTACACTAAAGCTGGTAAAAAGAAAGCTAAAGCGTACGCTAAAAAAACTGGAAAAAAAATGAAAAAAGGTAAATATTAATGTTAAAAGGTAAACAAAAAAATCTACCACCTGCTTTAAAAAAGAAAATTATGGCAGCTAAAATGAAAAAGAAAAGTAAAAAAACAAAAAAAAGTTAATAATATGAATAGAATATTTCCAACATCATCAGGTACTAATGTAAGTGGTGATTTGTTAAAAAAAGCTAAACAGCATATTAAGACTGGTAAAAAGTTTATTAATAAAAAAGTATTACCATCAGCTACTAAAAACTATAAAAGTTATGTAGCACCAACTGTAGGTTTATTTAAAGGTGCAGCAAATATAGCAACTGGTGTAGGTAAACTTGCATTAAGAAATCCATTATTAGCTGCTGGTACTTATGTAGCTGCTAAAGCATTTAATCCAAAAGGTAAATTTGCTAAAGGTAAAAAATTTCATGAATTTGGTGATGCTGGTAAAGTATTATCTAAAGGTGGAAAGAAAATATTTTATGGTTGAAGATAAAACAGAAGAAGCAAAAACAGATAACCATGGTGGTAAAAGACCTGGAGCTGGTAGACCTGCTGGTGCAAAGACTAAAAAGAATTGGAAGTCTATGGAGGAAATGGCTGTAAAATACCAACATTCTCCTTTGGATTATTTATTATCTGTGTTAAACAATCCTATGAGCTCACCTGAACGTAAAATGTATGCAGCCGAAAAAGCAGCACCATTTGTTCATGCGAGGTTAGCATCAACTAATACTAAAATAGGAACAGATGAACCAATCGCAATCAAAGTCTCTTGGCAAAAAGACGACTAAGAAAAAAGTCGCTGAAGTAGAAATACCCTATAAGCCTAGACCTTACCAACAAGACGTACACAATGCACTTAAAAGATTTAGTGTTCTTGTATGTCATAGAAGATTTGGTAAATCAGTACTAGCTATTAACGAATTAATTAAAACAGCAGCAGATAAACAAAGATCTCTTTGTGCATTCATAGCTCCAACTTATCGCCAAGGTAAAGCTATCGCTTGGGAATATTTAAAATATTATACTAAACCACTAATGCATTTTGGTGGAACTAGAAATGAAACAGAATTAAGAATAGATCTATTTAATGGATCACGTATTCAAATCTTTGGGGCAGACAATCCAGATAGTATTCGTGGAATGGGCTTTGATAAAGTTGTGATGGACGAATATGCTATCATGTCTCCAAGAGTATGGACAGAAATT